GTCTGTGACTGTGTCTTCTGTGTTGTCGTTTATACCTTTGTTTTTAATTCTAGATAGTTTGTCATCTATTCTAGCATTTATAGCCTCTATTGAATCTAGTTTACTAAATATAGCTATAGGATTGTTTGCAGTGTCTCCATAGTCTGCATTCTTTTTTAGTAGTAGTTCTGTAACTTCCTCACCTATTTTTTTTATTAAGTATTCTGTTTTCATAGTTTCTCGCTATTCTCAATCACTTGTTTTATAAATGAGTCAGGGAGTCTCCTCCATTTTCTTCTAGCTTCCATAAACCTAATAAAGTAATTTACTGCTTTACTACCAAACTTAGCTTTTTGCTCTTTTATTTCTTTAGGTGTTAATTTCATTTAAACTCTACTAAGTCCTCAATATTAACTTTAAATTGTTTATAATTACCTTCCTCAGTATGGCTAACTATTGCCAACTTACTATCTAGTGATTTTATATAAACTCTTTTATTATTATATGTCAATCTTCTTTTTAACATTTCCTTTTTAAAAGTCTTCTTCGTCATCCAATCCATTTTCCTCGTGTATATATGCTAATTCTAAAATTCTATAATCTGCTTCAAAATCAAAAGTTGTAGAGGCTACTCCATTAATGTCAAAACACTCGTATATTTCGCCATTCATTTCTGAGTAGAAATATAACCCCTCATCGTCTATATAATAACCATAGCTAAAATCACTTTTTAGTAGGTCTCTTTCGTCTAACATTCTTTTTCTTTTTTACTTGTTTAACTTCCTTAGCTTCTTTTTCAGTAAGCCAATTAAATAAGATTTGCATTTGAGATTTAACACAACTATTGCAAGCCCAACTCACTTTCATGTCTGGATGTAATTCTTTTAGTATTGGTTCTAAGTTGTTTCTTAAAAAGGATATGTCTACAGAGCCTGGAAAGGCACTTGTTTTATTATATAGTTTGATGGTTTTTTCTATTGTCATAGTAATCGTCTTTCAATTATACGTAAAATTAACGGCGTTATTAATATTATTGGGTCTAAAGTTATTAAAAAATAAATTAATGATAGCCAGAAGGTAAGGCAGAAACTACAATTAAAAGGCTTGTAGTCCCATTTATCAATCAAAGGTCTAGCATAGTCAACCCATGTAGTAGCTATGGTAATTATTACTAATATACTAACTATAGAATTCATTTAATGTCCATTTTTGTTTTATCTTGTTTGCTAATTCTTTAAACTTATATTGTATTGTATTCCTATGAATGTCGCTTTTTTCAGCTAAACAGTTTCTATTTCCACTACAAATCAATAATTGTTCCATCATTATTTTATCTAAACCATCTAAAGAATTTATTAAGTCTTTTAGTACCTCATCTTTAAAACAACTATTAGAGTAAGTTTCTATGTCTTCTATACTACTAAATTGACTAGGTAAATAGTATTTCGTTCTGTATTGTCCACGCTCGCTAATTATTTGATAGAGGCAAAGTTTATAAACATATTTTTTTATGCTGTTTTCTTTGTCTAATTGAATAATAAAATCTTCACCCTTGTTAAGTAGTATTATAAAAATGTCTTGTTTAAAGTCCTCTAACTCTACAACTTTGTATTCTCTACCTATCCAAAATATAAAGTTTTCTATTTTCTTAATTAGCTTTTTGTCCATTTAAAACATTGTTAATTGTTGTTTATGTTGGTTAATTCTTTTCATTGCTTTGTCGTAGTATTCCTTATCTAATTCACAAGCTGTTAAGTCATATCCTAAATTATGACAAGCAATTGCAATACTTCCACTTCCTAAATGTGTATCTAATATTTTATCGCCCTCTTTTGCATATTTCATTAAAAGCCATTCGTAAAGTTTTACAGGTTTTTCTGTTGGATGTATTTTATCTGTGTGATTATGTTTATGAATTGAATAATCAAACATTTTAGCAGGTTTTTTTAACCCCATACTAACCCAAGCGTATTCAGCAGTTGCAAAATTATCTAATGTTTGTTTTTTATTCCAAATACAAAAGTATTCACTTTCGGGGAGTGTGAAATTATTAGCACCCCAAACAATTTGATTTTTTGAAACCCTAAAAAGTTCATCCCAATACTCTTGAAGTGGTTTTGTATTATTCCACTTTTTCGCTTTATCGCCAAAACATTTAATTTTTTTACTGTTACCACCATCTTTAGCTTTAAAACGTTCAATACCATAAGGAGGGTCTACAATAGCAAGGTCAAAGTAATTATCTTCATACCTTGCCATTAGCTCCATATTATCTTCGTTAGTAATATTCATCAATACTCTTTTGTGACATTATACATTTCAGATTTTAAGAAACTTATATTGGTTCTCATAGCGTCAACTACTCTATAGCCAGACTCTAGTAAACGTCTAAGCTCATACATCTCAGGAACTTCTACATTAGCCTCATTAGTTGCCCTAGCTACAGAAAAACCCTCTTTGACTCTATTATGTATAACCTTTTCAAAGTCGTTATGTGCTTTAGTTCTAATAGTTTCTATATAATATAGATAGGCAGTTAATTCTTTTAGTTGTTTATTTAAGCTGTTACCATCAAATACGTCAGTTTGTTTATATTCTTTGATTATTTCAGCTATCTTTTTTAGTGTTGATTTCATCTTGTAGTTGTTGTATGGTTAATAATAAATTCATAAAGTCCTCAAATTCTAAACAGGCATAGTCATTCTCAAAGTTTTTAGTAAACACTACAACAGGAGTTTTTCCCATTGGTCTATCACTTCTAGCCTGTTCTAAGGCTTTCCAAATATTTAGTTTTTCCTGGTTCTTACATTCCCAGTGATAGTCAAATAAAACAGAGTCTGGGTTAATGTCTATAATGTCTCCTTTAATACTCATACCGCCACTCATAGGAGTACGCCTTACATTAGTATTGAACTTTTTATTTAGTTGTTTAGCCACGTCTCTTTCAAAACGTTTGCCTTTCTGATTAGCATTCATCAAATATAGTTGTTTGGTTTACATTTTGTTTTCTTGTTATTCCTACTGCTGTTTCTAATATTGTTCTACCAGCTTCATAATCTACCAGGTTTCTACCAATTTTTACTTTACTTTGGCTTCCTTTATATTTGCTAAAATCGTAATTGTGAAATTCTGATAAAGCATTTAACTCATTCTTTGTTTGGCTTATACTAAATCTTCTATCATTTAACTCATTTGGTAAATTAAAATTAGTCCAATATAAATGCCTTCCTCTTTTTTTGGGATTTAACATTGGTTCATAGTAAGGAATTACATTTTCAACTACATACTTTCCTTTAAAGTGATAATCTAATAAAAGAATTTCACCATATAAATTTAAGTTTGGGTATGTTGGGCTTTTTCCATTAGCTCCAATTGCCCAATACCTTGCTCTGCTATGTGTTGGACAAGGTGGTGATGACCATATAAAATCATATTCTTGGTAATGGTCTAATAGGTACTGGTGTGCATCTGCAACTATAACTTTATCATTAGGAAACCTCTCTTGGTATAGTCTTGCTAACTCTGGGTCTAATTCTACAGCAGTAACTTCTATATCTGTTACTTCATCCCACTTGTAACGGTTACCACCTAAGCAAGCATATAAATTTAAAATCTTCATAATTTTTGAAAATGTTTTCTAATAATTTTACCTAACTCAGCGTCATTAGGATATATCCTACAGAGTAAATTAATACTACCGTCAGTGTTATTATAAGGATGACTATAGTCTGTGTCCTTTGTTTGTCTGTATTCATTTAAAGTCCTTTTCTTCATTTTTATTATTATACTTTTGAATTAATAAAGTAAACACGCAACCACAAAAAAAAACTGTGACGTGTGATGCTAATATAAGAAAATAAATTTTATCCATTTTTGTTAGATTCTAATTCTGCTTTTTTTAAATTGTGTTTATAGGTTGAAAAATCTGCTTTTAATATAGCATTTTCTTTGTAAGCTACAGCATTTTCATATTTAAGTTTAGATATGTCTTTATAGTTTTGTCTAATTTCGTGCTGTAGATCGTGAATAAGTTCTAGAATATCCATTAAAACCTCTAGACCTTCCTGTTTTACTTTATTATTAGTCTTTTCTACTTCGGCACTAGCTTTAATTATCATTATATCTAGCTTATTTTTTCTTAACATTATGTCTAATTCATCCATTCTGTATGTGTTTTAGTGGGTTGTTTCCTCCTATTGTATAATATCCATTGTAAAAATTAAATCTTAAAGGCTCATCTAGAGTAGTCAACTCTCCTCCAGTCATAACATTTTTAACCTTTTGAACATGTAGTTCTGTCATTGTTTTAAATTCTGGGTGGTTGCCCATTCTGTGAATTGCATATACGTCGTCCGCCCTGTTTATGAATCCCATGCCTCCCTCAATATCAGATGACTTTGGAGGTTGAACATAACCCTCTAAAGTATGTCCAGGCTTGTAGACTCTTCTAGCTGCTTCACTTATTGGGTGAGTATTTATATAAACTGTCTTTCCAGTCTTATTACAAAACTCTCTAACATTATTGCAAAATAAATAGTTTCTGTCAAACTGTCCAAGTTTCCCACCTCTTTCTATGTTTAAGCCAGTGTAAGGGTCTATTAAACATCCGTCTATATTTTCCTTAGCAAATATATTTAAAAGGTCTGAGGCAGTATATAGCTTTCTATTATCTACAAATTTAAAGTAAGTGTCAATAACTTCTATTTGTTTTTTAATCTCTGACTCAGTTAAGTCCTCAACTTTTTGTCCTGTTAGCATTTGAATCATGCTAATTTTTAATAGTTCTGGAGAGTTTTCTCCACTCCAAACACACCATTTTAAATTGTTATTCATAGAGTGGCATAGTAAATACCATATAAAAAAATATGTTTTACCAACATTAGGAAAGCCAGAAACGACAACCATTTGACTAGGTTTAAATCTTACAAACTTGTCAGTAATTGGACAGCCTATTCCTAAACCTTTTTTAATCTCTCCGTTTTTGTATTTAATAGCGTAGTCTAGTCCGTAGCCTTTATTTAGTATCATTGATTGTGCTTAAAAATTTCTTTAATGAGTCTGAGTTTTTGTGTATAGGGTCACTAAAAGTAGTTTTTTTCTTTGACTTTTTAGCAGCTTCGACTCGTTTTAAATATTGTTCTTTTCGTTCTTGATATTGTGTATCTAAAAATTTTATGTTAATTTGGTTGTCCTTTTTTTCAATCATTCCCTCATCAATTAAAACATCTAAATAATCTTGTCCGATTCGTCTAGCCATTTTAATATAGGTCATTGAACAATCTTTATTCCAGTAGTGAAAACAGGCATCTATAAAAGACCCTTTCTCCTCTTTAGTTAAATACATTATATCACCCCCTAGCCATTGACTAGGATAGGCTTTAAACCAGGGTAGTTCTTCGCTCATAATATGCTTTGTTTTTTTGTTCGTATTTATAAAAAGCTAATAGCTCATTTTCATTTAATGACTCCTCAGTGT